TCATCATCTTTCTCTTGCTTGAGAATCCTGAACACCTGCAACTCGTTCATACCCCTGAACCTCTCGTCAAGCAGACCTATCGTCTTGCCCTGAGCATCTACAGGCATAGTGGCAAACCCATCTGTATTCTCGTCAACGATCATTAGGTTGATCACATAGTCACATGCCATGTTCGCTAACTCAGGGTCTTCTGTGTATAAATAATCCCATGACGTTAAGTGCATAAACATCTTGTGGTAGTTCTCGTGCAAGATCAGGAACCTAAACCCTGAGTCACTCTGCCAACTAACAAACTCCCGTCCGTAGTACGCATCACGCCCATTGGTATAGGCTGTAGGGCAATCTTCATCGATGCCCGTAGCTCCAACCATCACCACACCTACCATAGGGACGTACCTATCGTGAGAGATGATCTTGTTTACATTCTTATTCAATCGCTGTTCGGCTGATAATTCTAAGTTTATAGCTAACATGTTTGTCTCCCTTATTTCTTGTCATCAGTGAATTGATAGTTGTTTGCTGTACACCAATCGCGGAACGATTTGTTCTGTGCTACGTAGTCACGACGGCTGTAGTTGGGTTGCCTAACCCCGTTAACGAAGAGTGCTTGCATAGCAGGCTTTAACCTGTTCATGTAAGTAAACCACGCAGTCACCCAAGCACGTTCTATCGTTGCGATTGAGCGATAGACCACCAACACAGCAGCAGAATCACTACTAGGTATGGGGGCATTCATCGGGTCGTTTTGTATCTGCTCAAGGGTAGGTAGCTTGTCGGCCATTGCTATAAACGTGACTAGTGAGTGTGCGGAGTGCTCACCTATCGTGCCTATAAGTGCAGCAGTGAGTGCTTTAGGGCTAAGCAAGTGGCGCTTCTTGAGTATGTTACTAGCCGCTTCCCCTGAACGATTAGTAAAGAAAGAGGCACGGTTACTCATTGGGTGAAAGATGTGCTGATTCTCTTCTGGGTTATCGTACTGCTCAAAGCTAGCGAATAGATTAGGTGTTTCTTTGTACCACCCAAGCAACACAGGGTCGAAGTTGTTGTTGATACCGTACTCGATAGCCGCGTCGTTATCGGCCTTCTTCATGTTTACTATGGCTAGTCGATTGCGGGTATGTGCAGGTAGTACGTCACCCACGCCTTCTTCGCCTAGATTAGTAGTGGCAAGCACAATGCTGTCAGGGTGCATCGTATAGGTACTATGCTTACGCTCTAGCATTATGCGGTTAGCGGATAACAGCACAGAACGATTAGCCTTACCTAACTCATCGAAGTTCAGGATTACGGGTTGGTCTGGCAGGTGTAGCCCAAGGTCTTCCATCGGTATGGTCTTAAAGGTTAAGCCATCCTCGGAGTACTTGATCATAAACATATCAGCACTATCGACCATCGTCGTGCAGTCTAGGAAGATAGGTTTATGTGTCGGGAACATCTTAGCCAGTATCCACATTATGGCTGACTTACCTGTACCCATGTGTCCTTGCACAAGTACAGTAGTGAACGTACCTATCGTTGCAATCAGGTCTGCTGTTTCGTTGATGTCTAGGTGATACTTATCATGCGTTACTTGAGATATATTATTCATGGTGTTGCTCCTGTTGTTGCTTACATATGTAAGCGGGTTAGTTGTTGCTGTTTGTTTCTGTTACGTTGCTTATTATAGATATATGTGCTGTTAAGTCAATAGTATAAGGGGGGATAAACTCCCCCCGTTTTGTCACCCTTACCATCCTAGTGATGGTAGCGTTTTGATGATCTTATCTACGGTCTGCTTGGTCTGTAGTCGTAGGTAAGGGTCTTCGCGTAGCGTATCGGGTGTCACCCCATTCAAGGTGTTGGTTAGCTGTCGGTAGATAGCCTCTATCGTCGGGTCGTTGGTGATATTGCAGGTCTCTATCAGGCTTACAATATCCACAACGTTGTCTATCAGTGTGTCGCGGAACCCTGTAGGTTTCTCTTGAGCGCTGTAGTCGAGCATCTTAGACATATTAGTTAGTGGTTTGATAAGCCTCTCGATCACACTACCCATCGCTTTCTGTAGCCTATCTTGCAGTAACTTGTTATACCCCGCTTGCATCTCTGCGGCTGCTTGGTTGCCGATGTCTATACGAAAATCACCCGCGTCTGGGATAGGTTCATACGCTATCTCTATGCCTATCTTGCTACGCAATACCTCTACCGACGGGTAGTCGCTCTCCTTAAACATCTCACCCTGATGTAGCTGTGCTTCTGCTACTATCCGAGGGTATTCGGCTATGAACTCTACACCCAAAGCATCGAATTCCCGTATCATCACCCGCATCGTATTGTCATAGTCGGTATACTTCTCGTTCGGTAGTAACTTCGGTCCCTTAGCTATCCACTCGACCGTATTTCTAGCGTGGTAGGTGTATATCGAATTGCTCTGTGCAATCAGGGCTTCATGAATACTTGAGCTAATAAGGTTCTTATGGAACGCGCCTGCTTTATCACTGGCGTGCTTAGCTTTTGTTACCTCTTTGGTAACTTGTTTGTCTATCTTCTTTAGTTTAGGTGTAGATCGGTTAAGCGTTACCAATAATGCACTGCTTGATATGCTTGGGATTACTACACTTGGTAGGTCTTGAGTTGCTTCTGATATATAGTCCATTGTCTTGCTCCTTAGTCTTTATACTCTGCAAGCAAATCTTGCAGGGTTACATTGGTGATATGGTTTAGAACTATCTCTAGCTCCGGTGATGTTGTAGCGGGTGCTACAGGTACTTGTTTCTGAGTGTCATCTACCCAGTCAATAGTCTGGCTGTCATCTTTATCCTTCATCGTCTATCTCCATAACAGGCTTGTACGGCAGCTTCACTTGCTTTCGCACTGGCACACTTTTGCCTGCACCTAACTCCCCTCGAACCACATAGTCTGCTGCTACGTTCCAATGCTTCCGCACATTCTTTAACTTCCGTGCTTTGGCGTACTTCACTTCATGCTTGACTATACGTTTAACCGTATCGGTGGGTGAGTACTGTATTACGCGCCCCCCATCAAACCCCGCTTCGTATGCTACGTTTAGTGCAGCCTTGAATTGTCGTTTAGTAATCTTCATGCTATTGCTCCTTCCATGCGTTAACTTGGTGGCAGTTGAATCCATTGTCGCGCCACATATCTACTACACATTGGCGGTCATCGAGTATGACCAACACGTCCCTAGGTTTTAGCCCTAGTTCTTGCATCATCTCTAGCTTGACGATGGTGTCGGGTCTGCGGTCATTCTTCTTACGCATAAACAATCTCATTCCTACGGAGTAGGGATTCTCAGTCCAAACAACACGCGTGTTTATGTTAACGTGCTTGCATATCCACGCTATTGTCTCTTCGCGCACCTCTTCATTGCGTCCAGAGAAGAAGTACACCTCCCGCTCTTCACCCCCTGCGAGGGATTCCAGAGCCATGATGTTGCGCGTGATTGGTAGGTCATCGGTGCAAGTCTTGTGAAACGAATCCCAGTCCGCGTCCTTGTACTTCTTCTTCGTGCCATCGGCATTTTTGATGAAGTGCAGCCGGTGTGTTAGGTCGGCAATCGTTCCGTCTAGGTCACATATCACTGTCGAGTACTTCCTTACTTTAATAATCTTATCCATGCGTCTTACTCCTGTTGTTGCTTACATATGTAAGCGGGTTATAGTGAAAGTACAACTCGAATAGACCACAGCGCGTAGTCCATGAGTATGAATAGCCCTATGCTCATAGCTATTACAGCCAGTGCTTGCACGGGGCGTAGCCACCAAGGTTTAGTGTTCGCCCACGCGAACTCATCGTCAAAATCCCATACCTTCATGGTCTCGCGTAGCTCTGCGCGTTTTTCTTTAGATGGCTTATATGATTCACCTACCGCCCAGTTATTTTTCTTCGTCATAGCTCTTCTCCGTTGTTGCTTACATATGTAAGCGGGTTAGTTGTTTGTTTGCTGCTCTGACGGTGTAAAGTATGACAAACTTGTTTTCTTAAGTCAAGCTAGGTAAACATGTTTACGTAGGCTAATTAGGGCGTTTTCGGGGGGCAATGTTCCAAGTGTTCCGTCCGTTACTTTTAAGGTATTAGGTGCTAGGCCAATGGTGACGCGAAAAGTGACAATGTTCCAAGTGTTCCATAGATTTGACACACTCTAGCGATAATAGCTCTAAGGGGGGCTAACAGAGCCACGAACAGTTCAAACCAAAACGATTCTGGCAGACTCGGAAAAGCTATGGAACAGATGGAACAAATGGAACAATAATAATAATAATAATAATATATATATAGAAGTAAGTAATACTAAACAATACTAAACAATAAAAACTAAATTTTAACGCATAGCGGGAAACATCTGTTCCTTTTACGAAAAGCTGAAAAGTAACAGATGGAACATTGCTGTGCTGTAGTGGCAGTTAGCAGTAAGCTAACTGGTATCTAGGGTATTTACGCTTACATATGTAAGCAAGAAACAGTAGCGTCATGACTAAGGTAGCAGTTAGCAGCTAAGCAACTGGTATCAAGGGTATCCGAAGATACCTAGCACAAAATCTAGGCGAAAAAAAAGGCAGACCCGAAGGCCTGCCCGTTTACTATCAAGCTGTAGTCTACATGTTCGCGAGAATAATACGCCTGTTAGTTGCCTCTACCATATTGTCGTAGTGCATGTTTCGAACCGTCTGGTTTTCCGCATTCCACGCTATATCACATCCTCGAACTAACGCGTCAAGAGAAGTCTCAGCTACCATTGTGTGGTAAGCATTCGCCCTATGCCATCGGAGTGACTTATCCGTCCGCGCCTGCTTTCCTATTTTTGCCGTGGCCATGTATTTTGTTTTTCGCATATTCATGTATTCCTATTAGATTAAAAGAGTTTAAAAAGTAGGGCCGTCCGTGGCCCTCTAGATTGTTACCTAAACTTGTTACTTAAACTTTGCTTCCTTTGCTGCCCGTTCTAACTTCCCGAACGTTTTCTTTGCGGCTTTGCAACTCGCGACTGCCGTATCAAGTATTGCTTTATAGTGACCCTTGATAAGCACTTGCGACTTATTCGGCTTTGCGAGAAGAGCATAATTCGCGTGCCGTACATGGGAATAGACAACGTCCCTTTCGTACTGGGTCTCGATCTTCTCCACCAGTTTCTTGCCCATCAATTCCTCGGCCGTCACCTTTACCGCTGCATACTGAGTGACAGCCGGGGTGACAGGTGGAGTATCAGGAGTATCAGGAGTGACAGGTGGAGTATCTGTATTCAGGCTAGCCGTATCATTCGGCTCCTTACCGCCCGTCCTAGTTGCACCACCTGCTTTGCGCTTGCCGGTGCGCTTTGTGGATTTCTGTACTACTCCTGTCTCCAAGAAATGCTTGTAGTAATTAATCCAACGAGTTGCCATAACAGAGGCATTCGTTTTCAACTGCCTGATTGTTAACGTGCAGCCTCTAAGTTTCTCAGACTCTTTGATACGATCCTTGTCAGACTTTGCATACTCCCTAATCAAGCGGCCGCGCATACCGTGCAGCTTGTCATAGTGGGCGATGGCCATAGTAATGAAGGCCTGCCTAGAACGATCAAGGGTTTCTAGCGTGACCTTCTTCTTGATAGAGTTAAAAAACTTTGCCTTTGCTATCACTGCATCCTCCTGAGTGTTTATTGCGTCAACTCCTAGGGCTGATTGAACAGCGGTAAACATAATAGCTTTGAACTTAATAGACTTATTCATAGTGACTCCTAAAGTTTCGCTTACATATGTAAGCAGGGTGCGCGAAAATGCGCGGATCGCTTCATCGCTGAAACGAGGTACCATTAGACGTTATACTAACGAGTTATAGTAGGGTATCCTGCATTTTATTTGAGTATAGCGCATTCTGGTTTAGCAGGATCGCCCATCGCTTGCCCCCACCACCCCCCCACCCCCCGCGAGCTGACAAAAAGTTACGCGCGCCTGTATACATACTATTACGCGTAAATGATTTGGTTACCTAAGCAAATACCGGGTTTCGATCCCTTAAGTAGCCTAGGACAACAAGTTCACCCACCCCCCTCTTTTATGAGTCGTTGCTAGTAGCGACCCCACCCCCTAGCCAGTCGGAATGCCCCCTAGCAGTTTAAACCCCGTGTTGTAAAAAATTTTTTTGTCGCCTATACTTCGCCAAACAGCTTCACAGCTTGCGTAAAGGTAATACATAGATGGCAATAGCACTCACGCCTGAGTTTGGTATTGAGATACCGGATGGCATTTCCTATATGGATTTGCGCCAACGTGCTGAAGCGGCATGTAATACTATAAAAGAGCTAGAAGAACACGGTCTGGACACAGCCCCAGACGATATAGACAACGATGTGGCCGCTACCTTGTTAGCCTCCTACGCCGAAGACATCGAAAAGACCTCCAAAGCAGTAACTAACTCCCGTATGTCAGAGCTAACTCCCGCAACTCTACGTCAGACTGACGCTGTGCTTAGAGAATTCGGGCATGTGGTAGCCAAACACGCGGCTGAAATACGCCATACAGTCGTCAATAAGCTCATCCTCGAAACAGAAAATCCAGATGGGCGTTTAAGAATCCGGGCTTTAGAGCTTTTAGGTAAGATGACAGACGTAGGGCTGTTCACAGACCGTAAAGAAATTACAGTAACGCATCAAAATACAGAAGAGCTACGTGAAAAACTACGGGCCAAACTAGAAATTATGAAGCAGAACGTTGATGGTGTGTACGAAGTAGCCAATGACTAACTTAAACGTTGTCCGTGTCTCTACACAGTTTACGGCCCAAGAAGTAGACCTGCTTCTTAAAAACTTAGACAGCTACACTTCTGACGAACAAGGGGAAATCCTAAAGTTAGTAGAGGAGTTAGAAGTAAGGCAGCGCGCTGAGGCGGCATACTTAGATTTGATAGAGTTCTGTAAAGAGATGCAGGACGACTACAAGGTAGGCAAACACCACAAGATATTGGCCGATCTTTTGATGGAGATCGAGCAGGGTAAAGAGTACGACGAGCAGGGTGTTGAGGAAGTAAAAACGGGCAAGGACCGGATATGTGTGAACATGCCGCCGCGCCACGGTAAGTCTCAGCTAGTGTCTATCTATTTCCCCGCATGGTTCTTAGGTAGGAACCCCGACAAGAAAGTGTTAATGGTGTCGCATACCACTGATCTTGCTGTAGATTTTGGGCGTAAGGTGCGTAACTTAATCTCTACCCCTGAGTATCAGCGGATATTTCCGAACGTACAGCTTGCCTCTGACAGTAAGTCAGCAGGCCGGTGGAACACAAGTGCGGGCGGAGAGTACTTCGCTTGTGGTGTTGGCTCGGCGCTGGCCGGTCGTGGTGCCCACTTGTTGTTGGTAGACGACCCGCATAACGAGCAAGACATTATTAGCGGTAACTTGGACGTTTTTGATAAGGCATACGAATGGTTTACCTTCGGTGCTAGAACACGTCTGATGCCCGGTGGAAGAATAGCTATTGTACAAACCCGGTGGCATTTAGATGACTTGACCGGGCGAGTGGTTCGGGATATGGCTCAGAACGAGCTGGCGGATAAGTACGAGGTTGTTGAGTTCCCTGCTATTTTAGAGGTTAAGCAAGAAGGAAAGGGGGTTTTAGAAAAACCGCTATGGCCTGAGTTCTTTGGGTTAGATGCGTTGCTTCGCACTAAAGCTTCGATGCCCTTGTTTCAGTGGAACGCGCAGTTCCAACAGAACCCGACTGCTGAAGAGGCAGCAATAGTTAAGCGAGAGTGGTGGAAGACTTGGGAACCCGAAGAACCGCCCAAGTGTGAGTACATCATAATGACCTTGGACGCAGCGGCGGAGAAGAACAATCGCGCTGACTATACGGCGTTGACTACGTGGGGAGTATTCTTCCATGAGGAGGAGGACTGCTACTGTATCATCTTGCTTAACTCTATAAAGAAAAGGCTTGAGTTCCCCGAGCTAAAAGAACTTGCGTGGGAAGAGTACACCGAGTGGGAGCCGGACGCGTTTATTGTGGAGAAGAAGAGTAGTGGCACACCGCTCTACCAAGAAATGCGACGGGCAGGGCTAATGGTCCAAGAATACACGCCTCACAGGGGGTCAGGGGATAAAACAGCACGTTTAAATTCGGTTGCTGATATAGTACGATCTGGGCTTGTGTACGTCCCACAGACACGCTGGGCAGAAGAAGTAGTCGAGGAAGTAGCGGGTTTTCCTTTTATGAGCCACGACGACTTGGTAGATACTACAGTAATGGCGCTTATGCGCTTTAGGCAAGGTGGGTTTATTAGTTTGCCCTCTGATGAAGCAGAAGAACAAAAGTACTTCAAGCAACGTCGCGGCTCTTATTACTAAGGAAAAATAATGGCAATTGAGAAAGGTTTATACGACTTGCCGGAAGGCATCGAGGACATGGCTGAAGGCGAAGCTATGGTAGCGATAGATGTCATGTCGGACGAAGGCGTTGAAGTAGTGCTGGAAGACGGTAGTGTTGAGATTACTTTTGGGGAAGAGTCGGGAGACGTAGACGAAGCGCCGTTTGATGCCAATCTTGCTGAGTACCTCGACGACCAAGCACTTACTAAGCTAGCTAACGATCTGGTTGGTTCAGTTGATTCGGATGTTAACTCACGTAAAGAGTGGGCAGATACTTTTGTCAAAGGATTAGAAACTGTCGGCCTTAAAATGGAGCAGCGTTCTAGCCCGTGGGAAGATGCCTGCGGTGTGTACAGCACAGTTTTGGCCGAAGCGGCCATTCGCTTCCAAGCTGAAGCCATGAGTGAGACGTTTCCTGCTTCGGGGCCAGTTAAGACTAAGATTCTGGGTGAAATTACCCGTGACAAGGAAGATGCGGCCCTTCGTGTTAAGACTGACATGAACTACGAGCTGACTGAGGTTATGACCGAGTACCGTCCTGAGCACGAAAGGATGCTGTATAGCCTAGGATTAGCCGGTTCAGCCTTCAAAAAGGTGTATTACGACCCGAATTTAGGCCGTCAAGTGGCTATATACATACCTGCTGAGGACGTAATTGTCCCTTATGGCGCGTCTAATATAGAGCAAGCCGAGCGCGTTACGCACGTTATGCGTAAAACCAAGAACGATTTGGTCAAATTACAGGCCGCAGGGTTCTATCTGGACACTGATCTGGGCGATCCTGAGCCTTATCACAGCGATATTGAAGAGAAAAAGGCCGAAGAAGGTGGGTTTTCTCTTAGTGACGACGACCGTTACTGCTTGTACGAGATACATGCAGACCTGATTATCGACGGATTGGGCGAAGAAGCCGAAGACGGGCTAGAAATAGCGCTGCCTTACGTAGTTACGATAGAGCGTGGCACTAATACGGTGCTAAGTATTCGCCGTAACTGGAACCCTGACGACGGATTGACGCTTAAACGTCAACATTTTGTCCATTATGTGTATGTTCCGGGGTTTGGGTTCTATGGGCTTGGTTTAATTCACATTATTGGGGGCTACGCTAAGGCGGGAACGTCTCTAATTCGTCAATTAGTTGACGCAGGTACGCTTTCTAACCTACCCGGCGGCTTAAAGTCTCGTGGATTGCGGGTTAAGGGCGACGATACGCCTATCGGGCCGGGTGAATTCCGTGATGTGGACGTGCCTAGTGGGTCAATACGGGACAATATCCTGCCTTTACCCTATAAAGAGCCTAGCCAGACGTTATTGGCCCTGTTAAACAAGATTACTGAGGAAGGCCGCCGTTTAGGGGCTATATCCGACATGAATATCTCCGATATGAGCGCAAATGCGCCTGTTGGAACCACTCTTGCGCTATTAGAGCGTACTCTCAAGCCTATGGCTGCGGTGCAATCGCGTGTTCATTACGCGATGAAACAGGAATTTAAACTCCTACGTAAGATCATTGCTGAGTATGCCCCGATAGACTACATGTATGTGCCTGACCGTGGCGAACCTAGGGCTAGACAAGCCGACTATGCCACGGTGGAAGTAATTCCCGTCAGTGATCCTAATAGCAGTACGATGGCACAGCGCGTTGTGCAGTATCAGACTGTTATGCAGATGGCGCAGGCCGCTCCTCAAATCTATGACCTACCTCAGCTCCATCGCCAGATGATCGAGGTCTTGGGTATTCGTAACGCAGACAAACTTGTTCCTACTACGGATGATATGAAGCCAGCCGATCCAGTTAGTGAGAATATGAACGCTATAGTAGGCAAGCCGATAAAAGCCTTTATATATCAAGACCATGCGGCACATATTGCTACTCACGAAGCGTTTATGCGAGACCCGCAGATCGCTGCATTTATAGGTCAAAACCCAGCAGCACAACAAATTATGGGCGCTCTCACCGCGCACATTGCAGAACACGTAGCGTTTGACTACCGCCAGCAGATGGAAACGAAGCTAGGAGCACCGCTTCCTGCACCGAACGAAGAGCTGCCAGAGCAGATGGAAGTTCAACTCGCTCGCCTTGTAGCCGACGCTGGGCAACAGCTTACGCAAGAGAAGCAGCAACAGGCCGCGCAGAAGGAAGCAGAAGCCTTGCAGCAAGACCCGCTTATTCAGATGCAACAGCAGGAGCTACAGATCAAACAAGCCGAGCAGCAGCGCAAGGCCCAGAAAGACCAAGCGGATGCACAACTCGATGCGGCCCGCCTACAGCTAGATACACAGAAAGCTACAACTACCGCGTCCCTTGAAGCAAGCCGCATAGCCTCGCAGAACGATCAAGCGCAAGCTAGCAATGACGTAGCCGAGGCTAAGGTTATTCTAGACATGACTAGAGACGATGAAGACTCCAGACGGCTTGCCGCTGAAGCACAACGGGACAGAGATGAAGCTGCCCGCGATAACCGGGAGGACAGGTAATATGGAAAACGCTAAACACTACAAAAGAAACGGAACTTTGTTTACAGGTAATTCACACAAGATGCC